GCTGACTTCAGGCAGATCTTGAAAGTCTTCCATCAGAGGCTGTTCTGCAGTTCCAGACCGAAGCTCAGGACGGGCAACGATCCGATGATGCGCTCACCGTAGAGCACTGGAACGACTTCGCCCTGCTGGGTATTGGCGTTGGATTTGTCGAAAGTGAAAGCCCGTTGCTGTTCTTCCCGGCTGCGACCGCTAGTGGCTCCACTGCCGATACCGCCCGGACCGGCAACATTGGGCATTTTGGGGGTCGGCGTCAACAAATCAGCAATGCCGCCAAAAATCAAGCTTGCACCGACTGCGCCGATGCTTATTGCCGTACCAGCGCCAAACCCCAAGCCAAGTCCAAACAAACCGGCGCCTGCCGTAACAATCGCAAACGCGACGATTGCGACTCCGGCAATAATTTTTCCGACGCCACCTTTACCTACTGGTATCGGCGCCAATACAAATCTTTTGCTCAAAGGCCATAGCAGTTGCTCTTCATCCAATCCTTCGGGATGCTCTGTGATCGCACGCCAAGCAATGCCATTTTCGCTTGACTGAAGAAAATACTCGCGAAGTCCGGGGATTTGGGCGCACAATGCGCGAACGGCTTCGGCTGGGGTCTTGACCGCAAGTTTGAACTGACGACCAAAACGGCGTCCTGCTTCGCCAAGCAATCGGATCGTCACCATCAGCCTGCCCTCCGCACAACCATGTAGCTATTCTCGCGGAAATATCCGCTGTAGGAAGTCGTTCCAGATAACCTACCCACTAAATGCTGGTACAGCTGGTTGGCAGCTGGGTCTTCCACCACGGCGACGTGATTGCAAGCATTCTGATTGCGGATTCGCATCAGGATCACATCACCCCGCATTAGATCTAGGCCGGCAGGCACTTTGACGAAGCCTTCGGCAGCGAAGTTCTGCTCGAAATAAGTAAAGCCAGGCTTTGACCATTCCCCCTCGTAGCGCCGAGCGTAATCGCCCATCTCTATGCCCATCTGCTGCTTGTACCAGTCCCGCACGGCGGAATAGCAGTCGTAGACGCCGTAGTTCCAGGGGCGCCCTAGCAAACCTGCGTCTTGGGAAGGATCCAGCCAGAAAGCTTCGCTGCCAGCGCAGTTCCAAACGGCATAAGGCAGATTCAACGCCTTGCACGCTTTGATGTCAGCTGGGCTAAAACCGCTGTACTTGGCGTGGCTGTGCCAGCAGGCTTTGGCGTCGTCCAAATAATCGGCAGTGTCCTGGGCGCTGATGACGAACGTGTCAGGCTCGTTGCTGGTGTTCTGGCATTCGACAACTGTGCCGTCAATCAGGATGAAGCCGCATGTTTCCTTTGGGTATGCACGCTCTGCATAAGTCCGCATCGCTAGCCGCTGTTCAGCAGTAAGCGGGTTTTGCCATTGCGACAGCATCAGCCTTGTGAATCGACGAGACCAGGGAAACCGCCAAATGGCAGCCGCGCACCATCACCGAATCGGAGCTGGCAACTAGTCAAGCGCTTCCCGCAAACATCATCGGCCAGATCCGTAACTTCGTCATCGTTTGCGTCGAAATAATCCGTGCCGTCATAGTGACATCCAATGTCACTGCGGTAAATCCACTGGCATTGCTCACGCAAAAGGCGCCGACCAGGCAAGCTCCGACCCTCAAGGTCAAATGGAACCGCCAGCTGAAAAGTGACAGCGAGTTTGGTCTCGTTTGATTTCTGCTCAACAACCCACTCGTCTGGTCCCCAATAAGCATCAGGATCTGCACCAGGAGTGCCGTCGAGATACGTCGTCAGTGTGCGGATCCGGCTGACGCTGGCGCCAACCAAGTCGCTGTAGGTATTGGTCAGCGCTGTAATCGCCAAGCCAACGTTGGCGAAAGTGATACTGGGACGCTCCAGCTTGCCGCTGGTATTTAACTCAAACCCATTGGCCTGCATCGGCAAAGCCGTGTAGGTATTGGTCCTGTAAGTAATGTCATCGCCGTCAGTCTGCGACCAGTTGCAAAAGCGATAGATCGACTGGTCGGTTGAGCCAGCAGGCAACAGCGTCGAAATGTCCAGAGTGAAGAGGTCAATGACCTCCGGCATCTGGGTCTTGAAGGTCTCAGCGACTGGTGGTGATTGCGTCATACAAACACTCGCTCTAGTTCAAACGAGATCGTCATAAATGACGCGCTGACTGGTGTCATTGTCCAGCCATCACGGAGCACATAATCGCGGGGCGAAAGGGTCAACGTCACCTCCACAACCGTGTCATTGGCAATGTCCACTGAGGTCAGCAGACCTGTGTCAAGGTTGGCGGTGTAGTTAGTTGGGCGGGTGTAGCCGGCGAGAGATAGAGCACTGAGATCCGTGTAGCCCAAGTCCAGCACGCCGCTTTCAAACGGGCGGGAAAAGGTTTTGGTGGACATTGGGGCGGTCCACTCAATCGCTGAGCCACGCACAGTCAGTAAATAGCTCTCAATCGAATATGCGTCGGCATTGGGCATTGGCGAGGTAAGGCACTGCCAAATCTCACGGTCAGTGTTCAATCCGTCAGTCAACAACTGGACATAGCCGTCGCCAAAGGTTGCCTGCTGACGGCGTTGGCTGCGTTTCACCACCGGGGTGGCATGAGCCAGTGGGATGTCGTCAAATTCGATGTAAGCCATTAACGCAGGACCCCTCCGCTACGGCGTTCGTTGACCAGGGTTGACATCACGATACCTTGAACTTGGTTGGCGATCTGCTTCTGGGCAGCAGGGCTTAGCTGTTCGCCAGTGTTTTCGACCGTGATGTTGATCGAGCCAACCTGGACGCCGCCCATTGCGCTATTGGGAACAATACTGCCGCTGCGTCCGGGGACAAACAGCTCAGGACCACGCTCGCCCACTAACGCAGGCTTGCCGCTCATGACGCTTCCGCCATTAGCAAAAGCCCCCTGGAAACCAGAGAAGTTCCCCAACCCTTTAAGAGAACCACCAATTCCAGTTAATCCTGTCGCGCCCGCATAACTTGCCCCAGCAGCAGAACCACCAACCCCAAGACCTGGAACACTGCCACTTAGGGCACCTTTGCCACTTAAACCCTTGCCGACGCTGGCAAATGGGCTAAACGCACTGGAGACAAGCCCGATCAAGCCAGTCACAGCCTGTTGAGCTGCAATCCGAATCATGTTGTCAATGATCGAATTGGCAAGCCGCTGGAAGGCATCGCCAATTGTTGTTGTACCCCTAGCGACCTCGGAGACTAATGACGAAAACTCAGACGTTGTAACGCCAATAGATTTACCGAGTTCATTAAGCGGATTCTTGACTGCCGCAAACTCTTGCATCTTGATCGCCGCATCACCTGCCAGCTGCGCTTGTTCTTTGAGCTTTGCTGCCTGAGCGTCAAGAACAACACCAAGCTCCTTGCCAAGCTGAATATCAACGAGCTGCAACTCAATACTCTTTGCAGCTGCTGCGTTGTTAAGTACGGTGGCATCAGTGACACCTTTGGTCAGCTCGGCATATTTGCGGCTAATCTCAAGGCGCTGGACATCAGCTTCTGTCCGCACACGATCTAGATCGTTTTGCTGCTTCTCAATCGCTAAGCGATTCCTGGCGGCGAATAAGTAATCGTTGACTTGGTCAGAGAGTCGAGCGAGTTGATCTGCCGCTTTCTTCGCTGCCTTGTCTTCCTTAGGAGCGCCTGGCGCTGTTGCAAGTCCGCCGGTATCGAGTACGCCCCCTTCTGTTTTAGCGCCGACAGTGATGCCCTTCTTTAGGGTGCTCTCTTCTTCCCTGAGTCGTTTGATGCGGGCTTTAATGCCGCGCTCTTCAGACTTGCTTGCTTCTTTAAGGGCTAGTTTTTCAAGGCTTAAGTTCTGCTGTACCGCTTGTAGGCGGGAACGTGCTCTTTGCAGCGCTTGGGCGTCGCCTGTCGCTGCTGCCTTGGCTGTTTTTTGTGCCTGGCTTTCATAGCTAGCCAGAGCGAGCGTTGCCGCACCAATGCCAGCGGCAAGCGCGACCCAGGGACCAGCTGCAATCAGAGTCGCAGCTCCAACGGCTTTTAATAGCCCGATTGTTGTCGTAAGGATCGGACCAAGCGCAACCAACGCAGCCGTAATACCAAGAACAGCAGCAGTAAAGTTCTTGACCGGCTTCGGCAGCGCAGCAAACTCCTTAATCGCTGATGTAACCGCCGAAAGCAACGGCGTAAAGGCTGGGAGCAATTGCGTGCCGATCGCCTGGGCAAGTTCTGTCTGTGCTTTCTGGAACTCGCGCAGCCTGCCGGAGGTACTGTCAAACGACCTCTCTAGCTCATCTGCACCTTGATCCTTAATGTCCCGGAGCGCTTGAATCAGAACAGGAGCAGAGACAGCGCCTTCTGATGCAAGCTTCTTGACTTCGCCTCTAGCAACGCCAAGGACCTTCGCTACAGCATCAATAACCTGCGGCGTTGCCTCGTTGATCGCCCTGTATTCTTCGCCCTGCAAGACGCCAGAGCCGAGCGCCTGGTTTAGCTGTAGCTGCGCTGATGCCGCTTCTTGCGTGCTGACCTTGTTAATCGCAAGGATGGTATTGAAGCCTTCATAGACATCGCTGATCTCCGCAAGACTTGCCCCCTGCGGACCAAGGCGGTTGCCCAGGTCAATCAAAGCAGCGAGCGTATCCGTCTGAGCAATGCGGAACTTATTCGCCGATTGAGCGGCTACCTGCTGAATGCCAGCTAACTGCCCAAAGCGTTGCGTCAGCAGCTCTGCTCGCTTTTGTGCAGTTTCAAGCTCGACCCCAGCAGTGATCGCACCTTTCAGGGTTCGGAATCCTGCATATGCAGCGACAAGCCCCTGTACGCCTCTGGTTTGCTCCCTAAGGGTCCGGGTCTGCTTTTCTAGATCAACCGCAAAACGCTTTGTAGCGCTAGCAGCCTGATTAACGCTTGCCTGGAGCTTTTTATATCCTGCGTCTAGCCCTGCGACAGCCTGCCTAATCTTGCCGATTACCTGGAGCGGTTGCCGCCCATCAACTGTTAGTCGGACTTGCGCCACTGGTTACCCCGCCATAGAACCATGCTACCGGCGCTGCATCTTGGCGCGGTCCATCTCTCTTTTCTCTCTCTCGCCCTTTACCTCAAAGTAAGCGGCGTAATGGACAAACTCGGCATCAGTCAGCTCGCTCCGTAGACGGCTAACTGTCATGCCAAGCTCGCAGGACAGAAAAAACTCGAAGTAGAGCCAGTCGTCCTGCTTTAGTCGTTTTTTACTTCTTCGAGGTCTTCAGCTTCGCCAAGCCCGAACAGGAACAGCTCAAGCTCGTTCAGGACAGACTCAGGCAGCTGACGCTGGAGCTTTGGCGCATCAGCAGCAGCAAAAGCCTTGCTGCCATCTTGCAGCTCAGCCATCTGACACAGCATCTGGGTGCTGATGTCCAGCGCCTCTTCAGTACCAGCGAGCGATTGCGCTTTCTTCCGATCAGCACGGGTAATCGGACGGAAATAAAGATCCACCACAGGCTGCCCTGCGGCGTTCTTTAGAACAAACTTGCGGCGCTGGCTGAGGTCAAATGCCTCAACCAGCAAATCCACAGTACGTTTGGTGCCTGCCATCAGAGCCTATTT